TCTGGATGGTCGGCGACTGATTGTATTGACTGATAACGGTGCCTTGCCAATTGATCACGGCGCCGAAACCAGTGCGATGGAGATGTTGGCCGCCGACAGGACTGGCGCGTGGGCAACGCCGACCGCCACGTCGTCCAGGGTCGGTATCATGGAGAACATCGCCTCAGAGGTAATCGCCGGGGTCGGCGCCATGTTGAGGTTGTAGGTGCCGACGCCGCCGGTGCCGGTGCCAAGCGAGACGATGCGGGTGCCGTCCATAACGACGTGAGCAGAGTCCACCGGGGCAGTAGCAGCCACGGTTTGCCCGATGGCGATGGCGCCGGTGGTCATGGCGGAGACGGTCATCACGGTGCCGCTGATCGCGGCGGTGAACTGCGCCGCCGGTGCCACGCTCGATCCCAGCTTGATCGACACGAGCTGCACCCACGGGCCAAGCCCGGCGACCGCCGCATAGTAGCGCGAGGCGAACACCGTCGAGCCGATCCTGGCGCGCGAGCCGCCGTCGGCACCGCTCCACGCGTTCAGCACTACGTTCTGCACCTGGATCAGCGCGTCCTGCGGGACCTGCACGCTGTTGATCAGCGTCACCAGCATGACGAAGGTCTGCGGCGCCGCGTTCTGATAGGTGATCGGGTAGCTGGGTGCGGGCGGCGAGTAGCCGCCGTTGGTGTCATACACCGTGATCGTGGTGTTGCCCGCCATGTTGCAGCCCGGCGCCTTGCGGGTGAAGATCGCATTGGCGATGTCGGCGCCGATACCACCCGAGACGCACACATAGAGCGAGTGCGGCTGCAGCGTGACACCGTCCACGGTGACCGCCGAGCTGGTGAAGTTTTCCGTGACATAGGCGTCGAGCACGTCGTTGACGTTCAGCACGGCGCCCAGCACCGAGGCCAGCATGCCCGCCGAATTGCCGGCCACCGAATTGAAGCGCCGGCGTTCGAACTGCGCGCGCGTCTCGACGTCCTGGCCGACCACGCCATCGGCGTTGTTGATGATGGCGTCCCAGCCGGGAATGACGTTGTAGACCCTGTTCAACGAGCCGGTCGGACACGAGATCGGCCCCATCACGTTACATTCGAATGGCACCGTCGCGGTGCCGTCGGCGCCGATCACGCCCTGCGCGGTCGAGGTATAGAAATTGCCGTCCTTCGCCAGCGCCATCACGCCGACCGGGATGACCACGCCTTGCAGGCCGATGCAGGTCGCCTGCACCGTGGTCGGCAATGCCGGATAGCGGGTCAGGAAATAGATGCGACCGATGCCGTCCTGCATGCGGCCTTGCGAATAGGCCGGGTCGACGTTCTGCGTCAGCAGCAGGAACTGATCGTTCTTGTCCGAGATGATCGCCGCCTCGGTGGTGGCGAGCTGACCCTGCGGGGTCTCCAGTGCAGGGTTCAAGGCGCCGCCGAAGCAGGCGTTCAGATCGGCCCGCACACCCTTGAGGATGTCCTGTTCGGTCGGCAGGAGAAATCCGGTGTCAGTCCATCGTGGGCGCGGAACACTTGTTGTGCCACTCACATGGACCTCCCTTACGCCATGTGGGCGTTGCTATGTGGGGGCAAAGTAACCGAGGAAATACCGCGTGTTGAGTTCGGTCCAGTTGGGGTCCTCGGTGCCCTGACTATCCCAGAACGCCAGATCGCCGGTGAACCCGAGATAGGCGTCGCGCACGATCTTGCAGCGATCCAGTGCCAGCACGCCACCGATGATCAGATTGCCGTCGCGCCCGAGATCGATGTAGAGGCCGGTGGTGCGCTGATAGACGTTGATGTTGCAGTTTATGCCGTTCAGGCTGATCGTCAGGGTCTGCGCCGGCACCGCCAGCAACGGCACGACATATCGCGTCGTCGCGGGCACCAGCAGCGAGGCCTGAGCCAGATCCTCCGCACCCGACGTCATCGGCGCGGTAGCGACGCCGAGCGGCAGGCGCCGGTTGAGCGCGTAGGTGCCCTGGGTCCCCTGGGCGGTGCCGAGTGCGGTGATGCGGACATCGGACGGCACGTGATCGCCGTTGATGGTATGGCCGACCGCCAGCGAGCCGGCCTGCACATCGCCGACCAGCAGCGTGTTGCCGTCGATGGAACCGGTGAAGCGCGACAGGATGATCATCAGAAGAAAAACGATGTCGGCGGCACCGTTGTGCCGTCCTGTGGTGGCACCGGCAGTGGTGGAGCGGTCTGAGTTGGTGCGTGCGGATGCGAAGCGTCTGGCATGTTGGCCGGCGGCGGCGGCGTGGTGGCATCCGTGCGCGTCGGCATGTTGGGCCTGATCGGCTGGAACGGTCCAAAATTGGGATCGGATTCGATGGGAAGGTGCAGATCCTCCGGCTTAACCTCCTTCGGCTGCACCGAACCAACATTGGTGGACGCCGCGCCGGTCGGCGACTTGCCTGACGTGTTGTCGGTGAATGTCGCGCCGGCGCTGATGCGAACCTCCTGCACCCAGACATCCACCACCAGCAGGTTCAGCCCGCGACGGCTCTCGCGGCTATACTCCATGTGCGTCAGGTTGGCCTGCGGATAGATCGCCTCTGGCGTCACCACGACATACATATCCAGCGACGCCACCGCGCGCTCAAGCTGGGCGAGGAACTCGGTGCGTTGCATCGTGCCGCTGCCGATCGCGAACGAGATGCGGATGTCGAAGGGGACCTGCACCTTGTTGTAGGACGCGAAGGCGCCGCGCTCGATCGGGAAATCCGCGATCTTCATTTCGTGGCGGTAGTCCACCTTGATCACGCTGTCCCAGTTCGCGACCTCCTGCATGTTCTTATCGAAGATGCCCCATATCGGCTTGCTGAACAGCGCGCCCGGTTGGTCCTCGGTCATGGGCGCCACCAGCGCGGCGCTGAGTGCCATGCCGTAGGGGCTGACGTCGCCCGCTAGCGGCCCGCTGATGCCGGGGGCGTTGACGTTGATGCCCTGGGCCATGCCGCCGGCCCCTGGTGTGATACCGGAGAACGGCAGGCCGAGGCCGGCGGATGCGTTGATGTCGCCGGCGCCTTGGGCGATGCCGATGACGTTGCCGAAGCCGCCCTGTAGCGGCGGCACACCGGGGAATTGCAGCACGCCAGGAGCGCCTGCGGTGTTGAACGATCCGTCGGGATTGAAGCCATAGACCGGGACCAGCGGCATTTCACACCAGCCCCGTATCGACCTGCGACACGTAGTCGTAGCGCTTCAGCTCGCCCTTGATGCTCTTGGCGATACCGGCGGCATCGGTCGCGGCGGTATGCACGTGCAGATCGCCGATATGGGTCTGTGACGACTGCGAGCGATCGACGTTGGAGGTGTTGCTCGCCATCTGGAACTCCTGCGCCGTGGTCGAGGCGCCGACCGGCGGGAGCGTCTGGCTGCCGCCGGCCCAGGAACCGCCACCAGCGCTCGCCTGAGCGGCCACCGGGACTGGGGGTGTCAGGGTAGAGACCGCCGCCGGGGATGGCGCCAGCGGTGCCCTGGGCGGCAGCGTCTGGGGTGTTGGCGGGGTCGCCGCCGACGCGACCTGGGGCGCCGGCGAGGTGCCGTAGCGTTTGTGGATGGATTCCAGCGTCGACTGATAGTTCGACGCGGTCGCGTAGCCGCTGTGTCCCTGCGCTTCCAGCCCTTCGGCGACGGTTTTCGCCGCGAGCACGGGGGCATAATGCTTCGGGTGTCGCTTGAGGAACTCGACATAGCCGGTGGCGGCTTCCTCTTTGCTGCCGAACGTCGCGAAGCTGGCATTGATGGTATACCGCCCGCCCTTCCCCTCTTCTTGCGTCGAGACCGGCGCGCCGGCACCGCCGACACCACCGCCCGACTTGATGCCATAGACGTTGTAGCCGCCCGGCGTGTGGGCGCCGCCGCCCGATTCCAGCGTTGCCTGCGTCGCGCCGACCTCGGCGACGACCTCGGGATGTGGCAACCCAGCCTTGACCGCCGCGTCGTAGATCAGCTTCCGCTGCACGTCGTAAAACGCGCTCTTGCCGCCGCCGACCCCCAGGGGTGCGACGGGGCCATCGGCAGCAGCGGGCGCCCCGGCGCCCTCGCCGCCACCACCGCCGCCGCCACCCTCACCCTGACCGCCACCACCGCCGCCACCGGGACCTCCCGGCCAGCCGGGAGCGTCAGCGGCAGGCGTGCCGATCGGTGGTAAAGCGCGTGGGGCGCCTTCGCCGATACCGGTGCCACGGCCCCACACCGCCGTCGAAGCGGGCATTGCGGCGGCCCCACCGGCGGGAGTTGGCTGCGCCGCTGCGGCGGAACCACCAGCAGGAGCGGCCCTCGGTCCGCCGATGAACTCAGGCACCCAGTTCGGCATCCAGCTCGGGCGTCGACTGCTGGTGTCATCATCGCCGTGTCGAGCGGCGAATTGCTGGGTCAGTGCGGCGCTCGCGAACCCGCCACCGGCGGGCGCCACAGGCCCCTCGACGGGCGTGCCGATCGGCGTCAGTGATGCCGAGCCGCCGGGCCTCGGTGCCTCTGTAGCAGCCGCTGCGGGCGTTGGTGTAGGCGCGGGTGTCGCGGAAGACGTTGGGGCGGGCGCCGTGGGCGCAGCGGCGGGCGGCGTTGGTGCCGGCGCTGTGGGCGTCGTGAAGGCCGGCGCAGCGGGTGTCGTGGGCGTTGGTGCGGGCGCTGTGGGCGTCGCGGCGGGCGGTGGTGGTGCCGGCGCTAGTGGTGCCGGCGCTGGCCCGCCACGGTTGCTCGGCGCCCACCAGTCGGACGCCGGGGCCGCTGGTGCTACCGGGTGCCCTGCTGGCTGGGCGGGTGTTGCCGAGTGCGCAGCCTCTGCCGCCTTCGCCGCCTCCTCGTCAGCCTTCTTCCCCGCCGCCGCCTGCGCCGCCGCGACGCGCTTTTCCATCTCCTCGCGGCTGATGACTTCGCCGGTCTGGCGATGGCGATAGCTCGCGGCATTGCCGCCGCCCGCCTCAAATTCGCCGGTGACGTCCTTCACGTCGTAGCCCAGCGCGTCGGCGGCTTGGTTCGCGTGCCGCTCGGCGAGGATGTCGCTGCCTACGGCGATCCCCGCGATCACGCCCACGGTGCCGGCGCCAGCGGCGACGCTGGCGGCGGTGCCGGCGACAGCGCCGGCGGCGCCCACAGCGCCAGCGGCAGTGCGGGCCGCGACGAGAGCGAGCAGCGCGTCCTTCAGCGATATGATCGTTTTGATAGCCGCGAAGATCTTGCTGCCGAGCCAGAACGTCGCGAACGCTTCCATCACCATGTGCCAGCCGCCGATCGCCTGGACGGCCTCGTTGGCGACGTGGGCGATTTCACCGATCGTCGTGGCAAACTGACCGGCGCCGCCGTTGATCAGCAGATCGAAGTCACGCGCCAGGGCGAGGATCGCCTCGCCCAGTCGCTTGCCCCACTCGGTGGCCTTCTCGGTCAGCCAGTCGCGGTTCTTGTCGATCCAGCGCTCGATCCGCTCCACGATCTGGGTGATGCCGGGACCTAGTTCGCGCCAGAACGCCCTGGCCAGCCCCATGGCCGAGTTCTCGACCTTGTCGAGCGCCGCGCTTAGCGCCAGCGCGTCCTTGGCATCTTGCGGCGTCGTGATGTTGCCCGAGCGCTGCTGATACTCCCGTTCTTTGCGGATCTCCGCGCCACCGGAAATGACCGCCGGCGCCAAGCCGGGGACGCCCATCTGCTCGACACCATATTGCCGCTGAGCGCCGGTCATCCCCTTGCGGTCAGCAGCGTCGGCCAGTACCAGGGCGATGTCGTCTGGCGACATCATTTCGCCGTCGGGGCCGATGATGTTGGCGCCGAATATCTCGCGCGCCTGCGACGGCATGTTGGATTTGCCGGTGTAGTGCCACGCCTGACGCTCGCGCGCCAACGTCGCCAGCGCGCTGGCGGTGCCCTGCGCCGTGCCGCCCAGGCGGCCCGCCATGTTCTCCCAGGTGGTCAGCGCATCGACGTCCATGCCGATGCTGCGTGCTAAATTGGAGGCCTGCTCGTTGGTCCGCAGGATGCCGCTGAACAGCCGCTCGATCGCCGAGACCGACATCGAGATCCCGAACAGCGCCAGCAGCTCGGTGGCGACGCGCTTGACGCTGTCGGCGGTCTTTCCGTAGGCCTCCTCCGCCCGGCGCGCCGCTTCACGCTGCACCTCGGCGGTCTGCTTCGCCGCCTCCTGCTGCTCGTGCGCGGCCTTCTTCGCCGCCGCTTCCTGCGCCGCCGCTGTCTTCTCGGCAGAATCGATCGCCTGCTCTGCCGAACGCTGCTGGGTATGCGCGGTGTTGGTCGCGGTCTTCTCGGTCTCCTGCTCGATCCTCTGCAGGGTGGCGAGAACCTGTTGCAGGAAGCTGTTGGTGGTGGCCTTGGCCTGCTCGATCCCGTCACCGAACTCGGTGGGATCGAGCTTCAGCGTCATCGTCAGTTCATCGATGATCGTCGGCATGCGGCCCTCGCTATCAGACCGCGTCGGTCGCTGTCAGATCGGGTTCACCGACGCCATGATCGTGGAGAACCACGGACCGTTCGGCATCTCGCTTTCAAGCGTGTAGGTGTATGAATAGGTCAGGTAATACCAGATGTCGCCCGGCTTGTCGGGGGTGTCGCCGCCGTTGAACAACTGGCTCTGCACGCCGATCTTCTTGCCGCCCAGCAGCACTTTGCGGAACAGGCACGTGAAGATGATGCCCTTCTCGTTGAAGGTCGGGTAATCCTTCAGGCCGTTCTGCGGAGTGAACAGCGGCACGTCCTGCCCGGCGGCGCGCTCCTTGTTGCGCTCCCAGATGGCAAGCACGTTGTTCTCCAGCGTGAAGTTGATACCGGAATGCTCGGCGATGCGCCTGATCTGCTGCAAGACCGTGCCGGGATAATAGATATCGCGCAGCTTGGCCTGCACGCCGCCGGCGTCTTCGAAATGGGCACCCATCCGCTGGGCGAGCTGCTGCATGGTGCTCGACACGTCGACCGTGCCCTGGATGCTGACCGGCGGCGCCGGCTTGATGGCGGCGAGACCACCCTCATAACCGGTGACCTGCAGCGCCACGTCGGGCTGCGACGTGCCGTCGAAATAGGCGTCGTAGATGTTGCCGTAGAACACCTGGGTCATGCCGGCGAGATCGTCGCCCGCCTCGACAATGACGCGGTTGTCGCGGGTGCCGTCGTATTTCCGACCGAAGGTGAGCACCTTCTGCATGTCGCTCAGCTTCATGCCCCAGATGCGAAGGTTCAGCGCCGTCTGCTGGCCGAGCGCGCCCTTGGTGATGGTTGCCTGGGCGCGATAGCCGCGCAGGGTGATGGTGTTATGGCCACTCTCGCCGAACTGTCCGGTGCCCATCGAGAAGGTGATGTCGAGCTTTCGCCTGATATAGGGGACCGCCGATGCGAACGCCCCCTCTGTGTCGGCGGCGGTGAATTGCGCGGAGGCGTCGGACATCGGCTACACCGTCGGTGGCGCGGTGCTGCCGAGGCCGCCCTGCACACCACCATGGACATGCGTGTTGTCGATGTGCTTGCCGTTGCTGGTGATGGTGCCGCCGGTCTGCTCGATCGGACCGACGATCTTGATCGCCGCCGCGTTGATGGTCAGCGTGCCGGTCGCGGTGATCGCCATGTCCTTCTTGGTCAGCAGCGCCATGCCGTCATCGGTGAATTGCACATACTGCTCCGGCGCCTGCTTGGCGATCACCGTGCCGATATAGAGCGCGTCGGCCAGATCGTGGCGGCGCAGCGATCCCGGCGTCGAGGCGTCGCCCTTGTTGGCCTTGACCGCGCTGATGTCGCGCGAGGCGCAGACGATGACCCCGATATCACCCACCTTGGGGTCCATGATGATGCCGTTGGCGCCGGTCTGCGCACGGTGATACGGGATGTTGAAGATCGTGCCGTGCGGATGGGCGTTGCCGTCGCCGTCGATCTGATGCACCAGCAATTGCACGTCGATCGTGCCGGGTGGTGCCACCTCGCCGTTGCTGCGCGCACTGACCACGGTGACCACCGCCGATGTCGCGACCTCGGACAGCACGCTGTCGACCATGAAGCGCAGCGCGGTGGCCTCGGAGCCGATGCCCTTGGCGCCGCGAAATCCGGTATAGCCATCCGAGCCTGACATCTAGCGCTCCTGGTCGCGTGTCGCCCATCGCGTGGCAAGCTGATGGTTGAAGTTGTCGACCCTGATCACCTCTGACAGCTTATAGAGATCCGCAACCCCGTAGACGGTGTCAAGCTGGTTTAGCGTGGCGAGCTTGGCCGAGATCACCGCCCCGAGCGCGCCGCTGCCAAGGTTGCGATATTCTGACCAGATGGGTTGCTCGCCTCCGACGTATCCGCTGTCGAGGTCCAGAACCTGCCGCGCACGGAAAAACCCAGATGGGTGTCGAACCACGCCTCCCGCAGCGTCATCAGCGTGGTGAGTTCTTCGATGTCGTCGTTGATGATCAATTGCCGCACGATGTTGGATCGCTCGGGGTTGGGCTGGTAGGTGACGCACGCCATCATCTCGTCCAGCAGCGGCTTGCACACCGTCCAGTCGATGCCGCCGATGCCATGCACGGCGATCCACGCGGCACAGCCTTCGAAGCCCATCTGGAAGAACCCCGGCGGCACGTTGGTGTTGCCGGCAGCGAACATGGTCAGCAGCCGACCCGCCCAGTATTCCGCGTCGGTCGCGGCCATCTCGGTGATCCAGAACACCTTGCCTTTGTCGCGCCCCTCGCGCTCGATCACCACGCGATCGCGCCGGCGCGCCATTAAAGAAGCTGCTCCACAGCCGCCGGCAGCGCGCTGAGCGGCACCGTCGTGATGCTCTGCCACGTGATCGAGAACCGGCGCGGCTGCAGGATGCGCCGCGCATCGGCCATCGGCGGATAGTTGGTGAGGAACCCTTTGACGCAGTGGAACGCCCGGGACACCGACTGCAGCGTGATATGCGCGTCGGCGACGAGCACCTCGCGTGCCGCCTCCTGCGCCGCATACCAATTGTCGAACAGGTCGTTCGACCGGCTGTCCGCCTGCAGCGCGATGGTCTGCACCTTGGGCTGCGGCGTCCAACCGCCCGACAGGTAACCATCGACGCCCATCAACGTCTCCACCGGTGCCACCAGGGCATGCGAGAAGATGTCGTCGGCGGCGAACCCGTGCAATTGTTGCGGCGTGTCATACAGGGTCGGTATCGCGATCATGAACACCGCGTTGGCGGCAGTGATAGTTGCCACGGTAACCTCCTTACCCGCGCGAGCGGTGCTATTATTGGACCATCACTGACGCGAGGGTGAGCCGCTGGATGCTGCCGCCGTCCATATACCAGAACGTCATGGGCGGCGTGCCACGGGAGACACGAACCTCCGGCGGTGGATCGAGAACCTGCAGGTAGTAACCGTTGGACTGGAGGATGCGATCGATCTCCACGCCCGCCATGGTGTTGACCTCGGCAACCTGCGCCTGCGACAACACCACGCCGATGCGGATCGCGCCGAAATTCACCGCGCGATTGATCACGTCCTGGCACGCCGCCTTGATCATGGTGTAGCCGACCTGATTGTAGGGGATCGACCCCGCCTGGGTGAGCAGGTCCATCAAGGCGAGTTGGAACGCGTTGTTCATCCAGATCTGGTTGACGTAGCTGTCGATCCAGCGATAGGGGCCGGACACCAACCCGGGATACAGGAAGCGGAACAGATCGTTCGCCGTCGTCCAGATGCCGTAGTAGTTGTAGAAATTGGATTCCAGGTTGGAGGCAACCGCACCGCTGGTGACCTCGGGCACGATGCCGGTCTGGCCACGGAACGCCAGGGTCTTGCGACCGTTGAGGCGATTGAAATCGATCGCCGCGATGGTGCCCATGGTGAACATCGCGAGGTTGCGACCATTGGTGACCGACGTCGATGAGATCGGCACCGTGCCGGATGTCAGGTTGGTGTTGAGGATGCGCCCCAGGCTGCTCTGCGCGTTAGGCGAGACGGTCGGCGAGCGGTCGAGGTCCCACGCGACATAGAGATAGTTGTTCTGCTGCAGATTGGTCCAGGCGGCAAACTGCTGCTTGTAGGTGTTGGTGGTGCCGGCAACGGCATCAATGTCGAAGTCAGTGGTGAATGACGCCCAGTTCTGCGTCAGCTTCAGTATGTTGTCCATACAAGCCGCCACCGAATCCAGCGGGCGTCCCCCAGACGTCCACGACATGCCCATCGGCTGCAGACGCGCGCCGGTGGACTGCGACAGGCCGATCTGGGTTGCCAGATTGCCGGACCACCCGGTCAGATGCGACATGGTCGGCACGCGCGTAGTGGTGTCGGTGTTGGGGGCCAGGAATGGTGCGACGGCGATCATGAACTGGAAGGTCGCGCTATCCCAGGTGCAGCAGTTGACATACGCTTTGATCGTTATGGGTGTGGTAATGTTCAGCGTGCGGTTGATGGTGAAAGTGCCGGTCAACCAGTTATCCGTCGTGGCGATGCCGTTTATGATGTAGGTGCCGGCGGGAATGCCGGGACCGGTGATCGGCGATCCAGCCTGGAAACTTCCGCCGACGGCACCGTGCGAGATGATCCTGAGCGTAGTGCCACTGATCGTGCCGCTGGCTTGGGTGATCATCGGGGAGCCATAATACGGGATAGCGGCACCGATCATCTGCGCCGCCATCGAGAACGATGTGGCGCTCGCCAGGGTGATGGGCTGGCTGGTCAGGCTAACGCCGTCCATCATCAGGGTGATCGTGGAGTTCGCCTGCGTCGCCTGGAGCTGCGGCAGCGTCATGGCCGGCAATTGCGCCGATCGCAGCCACGCCGGCAGCCAACGGCCACCGCCGGTCCAGGTGGCCATCAGCAGCGCGCCAGGGCGCTTGGTGGCATTGATGTCAGCAAGGAAATACGTGCCGGCCAGCATCGAGATGTAGCTGGTCGGGCCGAAGAATGCCTGCACCGACGTCAGGTCAGGGAACG